GGCGTGAGGAAAAGCGAGGCTAAACCTCAACCCGATTGCCCACGCTGTGAAGCGTCGGCTTTCCCTTCGCGGGATTTTTTCCAATGTCCAATAGCCTTCTTACTATCAACCAGATCACGAACGAGGCCGTTCGTCTCTGGAAAAACTCCAACGCCTTCCTCCAGAACATCGACCGCCAGTACGACGACCAGTTCGCTCGTGATGGCGCCAAGATCGGCACCGCTCTGCGCATCCGTCTGCCGAATGACTACACCGTTCGCTCGGGTGCCAACCTGTCGTTGCAGGATACCGCCGAGCAGAACACCGCGCTCACTGTCGCCACCCAGAAGGGTGTTGACGTGCAGTTCACCACTGCCGAGCGTGCCCTGTCGTTGGATAACTACTCGGAGCGCGTGCTTGCCCCGGCGATCAACAATCTCGCCGGTGCGGTTGCGGCCGACATCATCAGCGGTTCGGAATCGATCAACAACTTCTACGGCAAGTTTGACGGTTCCAACAACGTGGTGTCGCCGGACGCCTCGACGTGGCTGAACGCGGGTGCGCTGCTCGACCAGATGAGTTGCCCCAAGGGGGATCGCAAGATTATCCTCGACCCGCTGACGCAGGCTCGCACGGTCAGTTCGCTGGCTGGCTTGTTCAATCCGGCGGCGGGTGTATCGAAGCAATACAACACCGGCACGATGCAGCAGGCCCTCGGCTTCGACTGGCTGATGGACCAGACGGTTCCGAAGCACACCACGGGCGCTTACAGCACCCTTGGCACCATCAGCGGCGCGAACCAGACCGGCTCGACCCTGACGGTTTCGGCGCTTGCTGGTCCGCTCAAGAAGGGTGACATCATCCAGCTTGCGGGCTCGAACAGCGTCAACCGCATCACCAAGACCTCGAACGGCACTCCGGCGCAGTTCGTTGTCACGGCCGACGTGGCGGCTAGCGCGACTTCGATACCGATCTATCCGGCTATTGTGGTTGCTCCTGCGGCCTATGCGACGGTCGATGCTTCGCCGACCAACAGCGGCGCCATCACCGTGGTGACCAAGGCATCGCAGGTTTACCGCAAGAACTTCGTCTATGCGCCCCAAGCGGTGACGATGGCAACGGCCGACCTCCTACTGCCCAAGGGCGTGCATGAAGCGGCTCGCGCGATGTTCGACGGTATCTCGCTGCGCATGATTACCGACTACCTGCCGACGACCGACCAGATGATCACTCGTCTGGATATCCTGTACGGTTACACCTGGGTTCGCCCCGAGTGGGCCTGCGTGGTGCCTGACGCCATATAGAAACCCATTAATTACAATAACTTACGCCAATACGGGGAGAGGGCTTCGGTCTTCTCCCCAACTGGGGACATGTTGAATGATCGCCAACGACCTCATCAACATGGCCTTGCGTGCCTCGGGCATTCTCGGCACCGGGCAGACTGCCCCGGCCGAAATGACCAACCAGGCGTTAACCGCGCTCAACATGATTCTACGGCAATGGTCGGCCAAGCGCTGGCTTGATTACCGCACGACCAATCTCACGCTGACCTCTACCGGCGCGTTGTCCTACACGGTCGGCCCAGGCGGAGACTTCGACATCGCCCGGCGCCCGCAGTCCGTCGAGGCGGCGTTTATCTCGATGAATTCCGGCGCAGCGCAGATCGACATCCCGATCGAGGTTTATCGCGCCCGCGAGGATTACAACGCGGTTGCGCTTAAGTCACTCGTCACAATGCCTTCCGGGGTGTTCTACGATAATGCGATGCCGTTGGGCGTGGCATACTTCTGGCCGGTCCCCAACGCAGGCCGGTATTCGATGACGCTGACCGTCAAGAACCCGCTTCTTGATGTCACCAACATCCTTGCGGACATGGGGCTTCCTCCCGAGTTTGACGAGGCGCTGACCTACAACCTCGCCGTGCGGATGCGGACACTTTACCAGCTTGCGCCGGATGCCGGAGTGGTTGCGTTAGCCAGGGCGGGAATCGGCACGATCCGTTCGGCCAACGCGCAGGTTGCGCGGCTGCGGATGCCCATCGGGTTGTCGCACGGCGGCAGGTACAACATCTTCAGCGACGGTTCGCGATGAGGGTTGATCTCGTCAACGGCGCGTATGTCGGGCGGTCGATCATCGCCAACGATCAGCGCTGCGTAAACCTGTTTCTCGAAGAGTCCCCCGGCGACAGTCCGTTTCCGACCGTCCATTACCCCGCTCCGGGGCTGGTGAGGGTGGCTACAGCGCCGACGCAGGGTTGGCGGGGCCTTTATGCCGTCCGCTCGACGGGCGACCTCTACGGGGTTTGTGGGGCGACGGTCTATTTCATCGGAATGGATTGGTCGTTCACCGCGCTGGGCACCCTGGGCACGGGCTCAAGCCCGGTCTCGATGACCGACAACGCCTACACCGTGCTGATCGTCGATGGGACGGCTTCAGGTTATCAAATCGACATTCCGACCAAGGCATTTTCGCGGATCACGGACCCAAACTTCTACGGCGCCAACCGTGTGGGCTGTCTCGATACCTATTTCGTCGCCAATCGGCCCGGAACACAGAATTACTATATCTCGCTCACCAACCAGGCCGCGTGGGACGCACTGGACGTGGCGGCTAAAACCGGATCGCCCGACAAGCTCGTCTCTCTCGCTGTCATGCACAACGAAATCTGGCTGCTCGGGCAGATATCGAGCGAAGTCCACTACAATTCCGGTGCTGCGGATTTCACGTTCGCGCGTATGCCGGGCGTATTCATCAACCACGGGTGCATGGCCCCGCAATCCGTCGCCACTTACGATCAATCCGTTTACTGGCTTTCAAAGTCGCCCGAAGGCGAAGCCATCATCATGCGTGGCAACAACTACACCGCAACCCGCATTTCGACCCATGCTATCGAGGCCGAGATGGGTAAATACGGCCTGATCAGCGATGCAATCGGCTCGTGTTTTCAGGTTGGCGGCCACACGTTCTACCAGCTGACCTTCCCGAGCGCCGATGTCACATGGGTTTTTGACGAGGCGACCAAGCTATTCCACCAGCGGGCCTCAATCGATGAGGACGGGGCATTCCATCGCCACCGGGCGGCCTGCATTATTTCAGCTTATGGCGGGATCGTCTGCGGCGATTATGCCGACGGGCGGCTCTACCGGATGAGCCTCGATGCCTATGATGAGGACGGTTCGCCGATAGTCTATCTGCGGACCTTCCCGCACATGATCGAGGATGGCCGCCGCTGCACTTATCAGCGGTTCGTGGCCGATATGGAAGTTGGCAATGCTCCTGCCGGCGACGCCCCTCAGGCCTCGCTAAGATGGTCCGATGATCGCGGGGCTTCGTTCGGTGATGCGGTGATGATGCCGCTGGGCAAAACCGGCGAATATCTCACGTCGTTGCAATGGTGGGGGCTCGGCATGGCACGCGACCGCGTATTTGAACTGTCGTGGTCGGCGCCTGTCAAAACAGCTCTCAACGGAGCGTTCGTTGACGTTCTGCCGCACGCCACATGACTTACTATCCGCCGTGGTACATTCCGCCTGACTATTCTCCCCCGATCACAGTTCCTCCGCCAGACCCCGGCACGCCGCCAGGTTGGCCCGGCTATACGCCGACTGCTCCAACGCCAAGCCCAACTCCGGCGCCGACGCCACCGGCAACGATTACGGACTCTCTGGCCCCGCGCACTCCGGCGATCAACTTTCCACCGCCGTCGCTGCCCATCATGGACCAGCAGGGCAATATGAACACGGCGTGGTATCAGGTTTTGTTGACGCTGTTCCAGCGCAGTGGCGGCACGCAAAATGTAGCCGGAACATCGACTAGCACAGATATTACGATCGGCGCCGAATACTCTTTTGGCAGCCACATCGACGCGCTGCGTCAAGAGATCGGCGTCCTCAGGACCGAAATGGAACTCATCCGCAAACCCGACACAGCGCAGATGTGGAGCACCATTCAGGAATTGCGGACACTCGCCGCGTCTCGGCCCGCGGAGACGCCACCGGACCCCGAAGCCCAGACATACACTTATTTGAGGCGATGAACTTATGGCTTTGACCTTTTCGCGGCTTTTCGCGCCGTCGGTGCTCGGGACGACCGAAACGACGCTTTACACTTGCCCCGCGTCCCCGGCCTCGAATGTGATCAAGAATGGCCGTGTGCGCTTCACCAATACGGCGGCTGTTGCGGTGACGGTCACAGCCCACGCAGTCCCTTCGGCAGGCACGGCGGCGGCCGGCAATTGCTTCCTGAACGCCGAGAGCATCGCGCCAAACGCGCATCTCGACGTTGATTTTCCCACTCTCGCAGCGGGGGATGTCCTCTCTGCGCTTGCCTCGGCCGCCACATCCATCACCGCCACGGAAATCGGCGGGGTGTTGTTCAGCTGATGCCCGTCACCCGCTCACACGACAAAGCGCGGGCCAACTACCTTGTAAATCACCCTGAAATCCGCCCGTTCGTCGGTGCCCCGGAAGCGGGGGAGGTCGATTTGTCGCCGGTTCTCGATCTGCCGTTTCACTGGTTTCTCGATGGCGAGCACGGCGGCTTTCTACTCACTTGGGCAGCCCCTCGCACATACGAGGTCCAAACAATGATCCTCCCCGCCGGGAGGGGCAAGTGGGCCTGCGAGGCCGCGAAAGCCGGGACCGAGTTCGCCCGTAAAAATGGCGTCAAGATGCTGTGGACGCGGGTTGAGCCGGGCCAGCGCCACGTCGCTCTGTTCGCCCGGATCATGGGCATGAGGCCGGATGGAGAGCCGATGCAAGCCCTTGGCAAGCCTTACGCCATCTTGAGCATGGAGCTTTAGACGATGCCAGCAATTATTCCCGCCGCGATCATGGCCGGGGGCGCCGCTATCGGGGGTATTGCCAGCGCGGTCGGGTCGTCCAAAGCGGCTAGTACCGCTGCGAATGCCCAGCAGCAGTCCAATCAGCTCCAACAGGCGATGTACAATCAGACGCGCTCGGACCTGATGCCATATCAGCAGTTCGGCCAGCAAGGCATGGCCGCGCTCAACCAGCAAACTCCCTGGCTCAACACGCCTTTCTCGATGACGCAGTCGGACCTTGAACAGACGCCCGGCTATCAGTTCACCAAGACGCAGGGCCTGAAGGCGGTCAATAACGACATGGGTGCTCGCGGCTTGCTCAACAGCGGCGCGGCGATGAAGGGCGCGGCCAATTACGCGACGGGGCTCGCTGATTCCACCTACATGGATCAGTTCAACATGGATCAGACCCAAAAGCAGAACATTTTCAACCGCCTGATGGCCCCCGTCCAGCTCGGCGAGAACGCTGCATCGCAGACCGGCGCTTACGGCACCCAGACTTCAGCCAATCAGGCGAATGTCAACATGAACGCGGCCCAGCTCGTCGGTAACGCGCAGATGTCTGGGGCGAACGCCATCGGCTCCATCGGCACGAATATCGGCAACTACTTCGGCGCCAACGCCCTCCTTAAAACCATGTACGGACACTAAGAACGATGGCTGAAGGTCCTTACACGCCGCCGCCGGCGCCGATGAACCCGCTGGCGATGGCGGGGGAAATGGCGGGGATCGGCAACGCCGTTCAGCAGAACATCCTGCTACGCAAGACTATTGGCGCACAGCAGGCGGTGGGGCAACAGGTTCAGGCCGCGACTGGCGCCGATGGCCAACTCGATCCCAATGCGTTCATGCTCGGCGTGAAGAACGATCCGGCCGCCGCCTATGGCGCTCAGGGGGCACAGGAATTTGCGCAAGCGCAGCGGCAGGCCCAGCTTGTTCAGCAGTCGCAACAGCTGGCCAACGCTCATACACAGTGGGGAGTCATCAACGATTCAGTTGGTTCACTCCTGCAAAAGCCGAACGTCAGCGCGAAAGATGTAGCGGACGGCGTGGGCAATCTCGTGGCGATGGGCGTGATCGACGCCAAGACGGGCGCTGCCGAATTGGCTGGGATGCCTTCCAGCCCTGACGAACTTCCCAACTGGCTCCGCGGCCATCTGGTGCGCGGGATGCAGGCCCAGCAGCAGATCGAGGCCATGATCGGACCACAGCAGCTGGTCGATACCGGCGGCCAAATCCAGGGCGTCCGCGCGCCGACGATTGCGGATTCCTCCGCTACGCCGCAGCCATCCGTTGCACCGATCGACAAGACCATGAGCCCCGGCGAAGCTGCCAGCCCGGTCGGGGTTTACAATAACCAGACGCAGCAGCCCGAGATTGAAACCAAGGGCACGTTTGCCCAGCAGGGGGCGGCCCCGTCCGGCCCCGCTCTGGGCGCGGAGGCGGCGGCCAACGTCGCGAGCGCGGGTGCCGCCAATCAGGGCCT